AAGAGTACCAGTTAAGTTAGTGATATTAGCGCCACCGTAAGGAAGGCAAGTAATAAGATCTGTTCCAGCTGCCGCCAGTACAATTCTACATGGTATAGTAAATCCTGTAGCCATTGCTACTAATACAGTGTCACCAACACGTAAACCGTGTGATGCCGGTACATAAGTAGCGTTAGATCCTGCGTGTCCTGTAATTGTTACAACCGAAGTTGCGATTGCTACTGTTCCAGTATACGCTAGGTGTAACCTACCTTGTTCTGACCAAACTACTTGGTCTGAAGTCATAGGTTCTTCAGCTCCTACTTGCGAAAGAAATCCTGAAATTGTCCTGTTACCGAACACTTCAGCTTCTTTCTCCATAAGATCTGGTAAATATTGTTGGGCCCAACCGCTTGTAGCCGTAGCTGTAAAGTCAATATAGTTGGTGGCCAACGTACTTTGAATTGGGTTCGGTGTCATATTTAACAACGAACCGGGAGTAATTGCCATAGTTTTTTAATTTTAAATTTAACGTTTGTTTTTGATTTTAAATTTGAAATCATTAGAATTCTCACCCAATGCTTTAAACTTCATACCACCAACTTCTATTTTGCTATGAGATTGTCTAGGGTCCATACTTACGTTTTTAGATTCTGCAATACTAGTCTTCGTAGCATCTGCTTTACCTTGTTCGTAAAAATGATTAGCAATCGCATCAGCATTCATAGCTGTGTAGATGCTTTTGTGATATCCTTTAGCATCTTCCATTAAATTATCCTTGTTTAAGAATTTTTTAATAAGATTCTGAATATCACTTTGGGTTTCTTTAACTTCAGAAGTATTTTTTACATTAAATCTAAATTTTTTATCTCCGACATTATATTCAAAACCTTTGAACTCATCGCTAAAAACATTATCTGTTTTCTTTAAAAATGTAGATTGTTGATTCTTTAATACTTTACTGCTTTCTTCTGATTCCTTGTTGTACCTATCAAAAAAATCTATTGCTTTTTGTTGCTCTTGAGTGAGCTTCGATCCGCTTTTAACATCTTGATAGTATTTGGATTTGTTCTCTTCCAATTGAGTTTTAGCGCTGGCAACTTGCTCTTTTAACGCTAATTTTTTTCTTTTAATATCTCTTTCATCATCTATTTCTTCATCATAAGAAAATTGATCTTCCATTAAAAAATCAATTTCATCAGAAGAGAGATGAGGTTTAGTTTGTTTATAATGCTCTTGTAGTAAAGTTTGATTATCCATATCTGAGTAATCTTGGTTTAACTTTACATAATCTTGCAAATCACCACCTGTTTCATCCATAAATTGCACTAGTTTTTGGATATTTTCTGGTAATTCTTTTTCAATCGATTCTGTTTCTGCTATAACTTCTTCTGGTTGTTCTTGAACTTCCTTTACCTCTTCACTTGTTATTTCTTCTAAAACAGGTTGTTCAGTAACTTCCTCTGTAGATTGTTCAGTGTTCTTTTCTTCACTAGTCGTTTCTTCAATAATCTTTTCTTGAACATCCTCTTTTTTTTCGGTATCAACTGGTTGTTCATCTTCTTTTGTTTTTGGTGGTTTACTTAAATCAAGTTTGGTTATAGTTTCTTTTTCAACTATAGGTTTCATTTTAACCTTTTCTAATACTTTTTTAACATCACCTTCTTTGGTTTCCATTCCTTTAGGTTCGTTAATCTCTGTAGTCTTTTCTACTACTTCTTTTTTCTTTTTTGCCATAATATAATATAATAATAGTTAATAAATTTACAAACTAAATCCACCTAGTATATTATCACTTGTAGATTCAAAGTTTTTAGGTGGTTTATCTTTACTTCTTTGATCAATCATTTCTGATTGCTGTGAAGCTTGTATTTTTGTTCTTTCGTCTTTACGATCTTCTTTTTGTCTATCTCTATTTTTAGTAGTTTGCAATTCAGCTTGCTTTAACTGCATATCGTATTGAAACTCTAATTGCATTAATTGTTTCTTAACTTCAGCTTCTTCCAATATTTTTTTAGTTTCCAATTGAGATTTAGCTTGTGCTATTTGTATTTCTGTTTCAGCTAACTGTTGTTGTTTTTGTACTTCTGCTTGAGCCGCCTCTCTTTGTTGTTGAGCATTAGCTTGGGCTTGTACTTTTATATTTTCTTGCTGTAATTTTTGATCTCTTTCTATTTTCTTTTTTCTTCTGATCTTTAAAACTTGATTTGCAAGTTTAATATTTTTAATTTCTCTAACATCAATAACATCTTCTAAGTCAACACTACCCTGTTGAATTGCTTGCTGAAGATTATTTTCTAATAATGTTTTTTCTTCTTCATCTGGAGCAAGTTCAAGGAATATACCAAAATCATACAAGTGTAAATCTTTAATCTCATCTAATGTAGCCACATTATGTATACCTATACCCCTTATAAATGCATCTCGTGTTGGAGCATATTCTATAATATCAGATATTCTAAGTGATAAACATTCTGCTATTTCAGCAGTTAAAAATAAACCTGCTTGTAATATATGTCTTGTAGCGGTATTAGAATTTGCCGCGGCTAATTTTTGAGTACCTACTAAAGAATATTTTTCTGGCAAACTACCATCTCTAGCCTCGTTAAGTCCGGTTACATCCCTTATCATTTGTAGATAATAATTATAATTGGCTATAAGAGCTTGTATTTTATTACCAACACCCGCGCCACTAGATATTTCTTGAATAGGCACTTTACCAGGATTCATATCACCTTCCTGAGTCATAGATCTTCCTATAACACTACCTGTTTGAAAGAACATATTTAACGCCTCTTGTGGGTTATAGTTTGTTCCGTTACCTAAATCAATTTCAGCTAAACCATCTGCATCAAGGTAAACTCCATCTGGAACCATTCTTGACATTACCTGTTGTAATTTTAAATGTGTTAACTGAATCATATCAGCAAATCCTGTAATTCTTCCTACTAACGATTCAATTTTATTATTGTATACTCTAGGCGCTACAATAGCGTAATTCATTTTAACTTTAGTATAATCACTTTTAGGACGCATCATATTCTTTGCCATCTCCCATTTAAGCAACTTATCAGTACCTAAAATTAATGCACCATCATATAGACATTCCACAGATCTTGAAACCCTATTATAATCCCCTTCCATTGTATCTGGAGGATTAAATGTGTCATCTTTTTTTATAGCTTTTTCTCCTCCAGTACTTGTTTGTTTTACTTTATAAACTTCGTTCATGTAAGTTTTATAATTAAAATATAAAACTTGTATTATATTATCATCTTTTTTACCATCACGATGACCATACGTATCGTTATTGATATTTTTATTTTTAAAAATATCTTCTAAATCTTCATGTTCTAAGTGTGGGAATTGTTTTGCTAGTTCGTTTATAGGAATATTTTTAACTTCTCCAACATAATATACGTCTTCGAAATAAGGAGAGTCTGTGTGAGAGTAAACTAAACTAGCTGGATCAACATATTCAACAACAACCCCTTCAGACGTATTAAAAGATGATTTTACAGCTCCAATACCTATTGTTACTAGATCATAATAAAAACGTTTTTTTGTTAGTTCGTATTTATTACCTTCTAATAAAACATTAATCGCTTGTTCTTCTGCTAATTCAACACCCTGTTTATAACTAAGTTGCATGTGTAACTGTAGTTCTTCTTCTGTTTCTGGTAGTTCAGCTGGATCATTTTGATATAAATTAACTCCAAAAGCTTCTAAAGCGTATTCGTTTAATTCTTTACTACGCATATCAGATAATATGGATGCCATATACTCTGTTCGCTTACTAACTCCAAATGGGTCTTGAGAATAAGCTTTTATATCATACATTCTCTCCGCAATACCGTTAACTACTATATCCACAAACTTAGGTATAATTGGAACTGGTTTCCAATCTAAATTGAGATAAGACAAATCGCCATTTATTGACAACTCATCTTTGTATTTTTGAATTGACTGTTCACCTCTAGCATATAATCTCAAGTTGTGAAAATTACTTTGATTGTGAATATACTTGTTTAAGTTTCGATTATTATCAAACCATTCTTTTTCTATTGCTTTTGCAACTTTTAACCCGTACTCGAAACTTAATTTTTCTACATCACTAACAACTTGACTTGGAAAATAATTACTTACAACTGACTCAGCCATATTTATTTTTCTATTAATTTAGACATATTACCTTTATTTGAATATTTAGCAATATTTACGTTTAATTTTGGTTTTTCTATTTTAGCATTTGGCCTATATAAATGTCTATTGCAAGCCATTATTGCTAATCCAGAACTTATTGTTGCGTCAAACTTTGTTCTTTTCGTTATGTCAAACCTTGTCCAATCGTTTAACGTCTTATTAAAATACATGTCACCATAAGATCCTTCTGAATCTTGTCCAACATGATCTTGAATATACATTTCAATTGCAGCAGCGTGAGCTTGTTTTATATCTTCACTAGAGTTAGGAATTCCTCCAACTTCTTTTTCTGCTACAGATAATTTGTTCCAGAGCTTATCTGGTCTATTCATACTAAACCCTCTATATCCTCTTCTTCTAAGATAATAAAGCAATCTAGGTTTATTATTTTCCGCAAGCATCGGCATTCCGTAAAACACTAACGCCATTAAAATTTCTTCAAAAAACATCTCTGCAGTTTGTGGTCTAGCTAGATATTCTAAAAAAAATCTACTTGGTGGAGCGTTTTCCATAGAAAACTTAGTCAATCCATGTAGTGCTCCTTTCGATCCCTTACCATCAACCGTGCCAGAAATATCGTAGCTATCACAACCAAACGCCCCCATGTGTTCATTACCTGGATACTTAATACCATTCTTAAGTATAACTCTATTTTGTAATTCGGTTTTTGGTGTCCAGCTTATTTTAAATCTACCTTGTGGATCTGGATAAAATATAACTTGAGAATCTTTTATCCCATTCACCCATTGAAAATTACCAGTGGTAACACCAAGAGTTCTAGACATTTCTTCATTATAGTCTATTTGCTCATATATTTTAACTAGATTAAATATACTCCCTTTTGCCTCATCTCGAAACGCATGCTCAGTGGTTTTAGGAAATTGACGATAAAACTCATTCAAAGCATCGTGATCTCCTTTTAAGCCATCAGCTTCATTCTGCCAGTGTTCTATAATACCTACATCTATTAATTCACCATCTGGACCGAACACATCGCGGTCTGGTGTATCAAAAACTGGAATTCCATGCTCGTCAATAAATCCTTCGTAGTTCCATTCCATTGGGATAAACAAAGAATATAAACCAGACTTCGTTTGGCCATTTCTGTTTCTTTTTGTGACGTCGGATGCGTTATATAATTTTTTAAAATTGTCTCCACCTTTATCTAATGCGTTTGAAGTAGAGCCCATCATACACTTACCGATAATTCTGCTACCTAATCGTAAGCATGTCTTTGTAACTCTCCAATTGTTTAATATATTATCAGGTCTCTCCCATTTCCCACTCTCATCATGCACTAGTAGGTTTAGTTTTTCGCCATCATAACTATTATCTCCAGTATTTTTCCAATCAATAGTTGTATCTAGCCCTTGTATATCTTCTAACTTTTCGTTAGTTGTAATTTTCTTTCTAGTAAACTTACTTGCCGGCACCCGATAAGCAAGTTCTGTTTTAGGTCGATCCATACCATCTTGAATCGGTTTAAAAAAGAATGGGTAATTTACAGATATTGGGACTACTTTATCTGTAAACATCTTTTTAGCATCAGCACCTGTTTTAGATAACACACCATATCTACTGTCACTCGCAAGAGTTGCTAAATTAACAGATTCTGCAGATGACATAAATGAAAATCCCGAACGTCTATTTTTTAGATAACATATACCATAGCATCTTTTATCTGCCTTACATGCCTCCCAAAATATGTAGAACAATCTATTTGCCTCTCTAAAATCTGGGGCGCCAACATCAATTTTGCTCCATTGAAGATACATATAATGTGTTCCTACTATATATACTGGTTTACCTTTATTTACAAACCAAAACCCTTCATCTCTTCTTTTAAACTCTTCGTCTATATAGTCAAACCATTGTTCTTTGTTTTCATCCGGATAATTTCTCCAATCAAAAATATTCTTGATCTTACTTAACTCTTTAGAATATTCTTGTTTAACCCACTTATCTTTCTTGTGTTTGAATACTTTTTTAGGTGCTTTAGGTAATGCTATCCTAAGATTTTGGATTTCAAGGATTTCACCAATTTGACCAGTTTTTGATATAATGATAACATCATGCTCTTTATTGTATCCATATTTCCACTTTTTACCTTTATTAAGTCTACTAATAGTAGTCTTTTTTATAGGTTCTATTATTTTAACTAAACTTTGCTCGTACATTATTTAGATCTACCTTCTGCGAATCCTCTAAAGACTTTTTCCTTTGTCTCTTCAGGTGCTTTTCCCTCAAGTAAGTTCTCTTCCTCTTGAATTCTGTTAAGTATTTCAAATGCGTCAAATATAGCTAGTTTTTTAGTAGCTGCAGCATTCTTTAATCTATCTGCTGATATATCGTCGTCTGAATCTACAATAGGTTCCTTAGCGACTTTAATCAGTTCTTCAACTGCTTTCTGCCCAGCTTGGATTATATTCTTCTTCGTCTCCTTGATATTCATATTTGATAGTTATAAGATTAGATAAGATTCGATACAGTCGCTCTCCATCAATAATAAATTCATATTCAATTTTTGGTTTAAAACCAACTAGATCACCTTCTTTGACAGTACCATCTGAATATTTAACAATACCAATTAAAGGTCTTTCTGCGTCAATATTAAATTGATCTTTTGCTTTTAAAGGTTTTACAAAACAATAACCTTTTGGAGCATACCAATTATCATCAGAGAAACTATTACAATATTTTACTAAAAATATTTGATCATAGTTTATAATATAAGTATTTTCATCAAAATAACTTTTACTATTTTTTTCAATACCCCTTACGTTATGCCATCTACGAAACACGTTGTGATGTACTATTACTTCGTCTCCTGGTTTTAAATCTGTCTCACCAATCATTGGAGTAGATATAATCTTAGCAAATCTGTTTACATACTGATGATTGTAAATTTCAGTATTTAAAATAAGCTCTTTATCACCTATTTTTTTCTTATTATTATATCTTTCTCCTACTGGTGTTACAACAAAGTCGTATACACTTTTCATTAGTACTCTAAGTTATATTCTACAGATACAGCCATGTTTTTATTAAAGTCTTTCCACGGAAGAACATTTTTATTTTTTCTAATATAAATAGAAAATTTATCTTTTTCTTCTATTATATCACAAATTTTATGTCCACCATATACTTCTTGACCAACAGCGTAATGCATGGCGTCGTTTTTATAATCTTTACCTACACTAATCTTCCTTATTAACTTCTCCATTGGAGTCTGTAGCGGTGTTGTTCGGATCAGGTATCACTTCACCTATTTCTCCGGATTGGATATTTATATTATCTGTACCATACTTTTCTGTAAATTGAAGTCTTAATTTATTGATATTATCAGTAAGGCCATCCATAGCCTTTAACATTGTAACTTTTTGTACTTCTAATCTACCAACGTCAATCGTTAATTGATCTATGTTTTTTATAGTAGATTGCAAGTTTGCTAATTCGCTATCTTCTATTTTTTCTGGTTTAGGATTTAAATCCACTACTTTTTCTTTTTTTGGTGTTTTTGTTTTTGCCATTTTATTTAATTTTAATTAATTATTATTTGTTTAAAGATCTGGTGCTGTATACCACTCACCATTTGTATCGTTTACTATAGTCAATAATTGACTATTAGTATATTCTGTTTTTCCTGATAATCCACTAGGAGTTGTACCTTCGTAAGAAACAATAGCTTTTGTTCCGTCTGTACTTTTCCTAACATAATCTTCACTAGTATTTAATAGTTCGTTAAAATCTAAACTATCTAATTCACTAGTATTTAATATTATATATTTCTTTGCCATATTAAGTTGTTGTTGAAAATAAACTAGAATGCGATAAAGTTGCAGTGTTACTATTCGTACTACTATCAGCTACACTAGTACCTGTACCCTCTTCAAATTTCCAATATCCTACTAAATCACCAGCGTTATCATAGCTACCTACATCTCTAGTTAAATTGATATTCTTACCATCATTATAAATAGCAGTTATTGCATCTGCATCTAATACCGCATCCCATACACCAACTTCATTTATTAGACCATTCCAAAAATTTGCCGATTGTGTATTTTGCCCTATATCGCAAATTGAATTTGTACCTGAATAAGTGCCAAGTGAGTTTGTTGTTGCTTTTAATTCAGTATCTAAATAAATTTTCACTTCGTCTGCACTTTCACTCCAAGTACCCACAAGATGATGCACGCTACCGGAGTTTTCTATTGTATCTCCTGAACTTATAACAGCGTGAGTAGAAGTACCGCCACCTTTATGCGTCATATACATTTGATTATTTGAAGCGTGATACCACATCGCTATATAATTATTAGTAGTACCATCAACTTGCGTTCTTAAAACTATACACCCTGCGCTTGTTGTCTCTAATTTTACCCATGCCGAAATAGTACCTACCGCACCATTAATATCACCAGCTGCGCCATCTACTTCAGCATAATTACTACTACCATTAAAGTCTACAGAATAGCTATCAAATAAAGGGGTGTTAGCATTATGCACACTACTAACTAGCATGTTACTTAACAACGCATCATTAGCACCATTTACTTTAGATAAAGTATCAGATACGCTTCCGTTTATTTTATTTATACTCATATTATGTTAATTCTACAAATGTACTATCTGGGTTAAAGTATAATAAGATATCACTTGAAGCAATATCAATACAATACCCTATAATTCTTACAAAATCACCTGAGCCAGAAGGAGCTGTAAAATCAACTTTTCCAGGTGATTCAGAAACATATACTGGAGCTCCAATTGCGGGTGTACCCTCTATATTACCTGAAGCTATTTTATAGTATCCTTTTAATAACATACCATGACTTCCTGGATCAGTACTTATAGAAATACCTAACAACTGAGATCCCCCGGTTGCAACTGCATCAGCATCTGTTGCATCCCAAGAACCATCTGTATGTAAAAAATGTAATGTGCCTATAGCACCTGCTTGCTCAGAACCATATTTTAATATCTCTCCACCACCTTGGTTATCTATTAATTGATTTTCAAATACCGTTGTGTCATAGTCATATATTACATCAAAAGCAGTTAAAGCAGTAGGTCTCCCAACACCTACTCTTGGGATAGTTCCACCATGTTCAGTAACTGTTAATCCCGCTTCGCCAGAAGTGCCAGCTCCAATATGTACTTTGTTATTATTATCATCTGCACGTACAACTATATCGCCAGCTGCCGTCCCTGTAAAAAAAGTATCAGTTCCTCCAGCTATACCTATAGTTGCCTTGCTAGCATTAGTTCCCATTACTATCTTAGATAACGTTGATGCGTCTCCAGATAAAATTTGTACATTACCTGTAAAGTATGAATCTCCCCATCCTTTAGAAGCTGTTCCTAAACCGCCTTCACTATCGGCTCTAGGTACTATATTTGGTGTTGCCATATTTTTATATTTTTATATTTTTATTTTTATTAAACGTCTAATGGTTGCATATCATAATTAGTGTCTAATTCCCAATATCCTTCATCCGTACTTGTCCATCCACTACCAACTGGCATGTAATCAGAACCATCTAAATCCCAAACCTCATTAAAATCAGTTATAGCTCCTTCCGCTAATGGTGTTATATTACCAGCAGAAACTAATTCCCAAAAGTAATCTTCTACAACCACTGCAGCCGCAGACGCTGATAATTTTGCTGAACCAATTCCTAATCCTAACATTATTTACCGAAGTATACAATAACCTTTCCAACTACACCAGCAGAATTATCAACTAATTGTACTTTCACCCATCTACCGAATATTGTTAATCCAGCTGGAAATATATCTGCTTGTGCACTTCGCTGACCACCAGATCCAGAACTATGTAATTCTAAACCATGCAAATCCTGAGAAGGACTTAAAACTGTAAGATTTGCATTATCTGATACTCTAAATGAAGTTGGAGAAAGTATTTCTTCTATAATAATAGGTTTACCTAATACACCATCTCTTGGAAAATCGTTAGTTGCTGCATTTTCTATACTGACAACTTGCATTCCAACTTTAATAGCTGATGCACCATTATATCCTGATGAATTTGCGCCATGTGCTACTGTTGTAGAGGCTGTACTTTTAGTGCAACCAGTTATCACACAATCTCCTAGATCGTGTGCAGTTGCAGCGTGTCCGAAATATTCTGGTGTAACTCCATGAAGGTGAGTTGAACTACCACCATAAGATGGTATTGATTTCGTCTCCGCGGTTAGATACTTAAACATCGTGTCATGTACTATTTGAATTGCTACAATAACTAATCCTTGTGGTGGATAAAAGGGTACTTCATATACATCTAAAAATGCACTACCATTTTGCCCAAATCCATAAGCTACTCCTTGATTATTTTGTGCCATAATTTATTTTTTTACTTTTTCTAGTGATCTACCGCCAAAATAGGCGCCGATCACGGTTATTAATACTAATTGTAATAGATCTGTCCACTTAGCCTCCACGTTAAAAGATATAACTCCAGCATCAATAAATATCATTAATACTGTAGATATAACTAAAAATCCTAAAGTTAGTGGTCTTATGTTTTTTGCTAACCAAGAATCAGATTGCATATCTGCTTTCCAACGATCAGTTATTTGTTTCTCCATTTCTACTTCATAATTGGAGATTAATTCTTTTACTTTTAACTCAGCAGCTAACTTCTCTTCTTTCGATGTATGTAAATTATCTATTACGCCACCAACTCCTTTTATAAGTTCAGTTGCGCCAGAAGAAAATATTTTAGTTAAAACATTCACTTATTTATTAGATTTAGGAGGTTTAGGAGTGTGTGCTGCATCTTCTTTTATTCCAGTTATAAATGTAGTATCACCTCTAGTTTCAAATGAGAAATCCATATCTTTAACATAACCATCTTCATCTGTATTCTTTTTAAGAATACCTTTAGGATCTGCGATTATATCAGTAACACCAGCCACTTGGTAATCTTGTCCTCTAGCG